GTAGACACTTTGCGATTTTATCTTTTATTTGATTTAGATCCATGATAAACCTCTCTTTGCAATTAAGAATGCTACGACAGTTTGAGCTAAGAAAGCCTCTTCTTTATCATTAGACTCCATCTTCTTCATTTGGTCACTTAAAAAGTATGGATCTTTCATACCTTCTTGTATAAAGGGAGCAATATGTCTTCCAACAGATAACATTAATTCAGCAGCGTCATCATGATCGCCTCTTTCATGGCAGTCTTTAGCTTCACCAATCATTGTGTCTAATAATCTTAGTGGTAGTTTGTGCATTTGTTTAAATAATTAAAGGGTTTTTTGCATCCAAGGCATGACTCTTGGTTCTTCAAAAGGATGCCTTCCAGGATTTTCTAATTTAATAGCAATTTTTTCTATAATTGCCAATCTTGAGTCAACTAATGATGTTGCAATAGGATTATTTTTTATATCAGATTGCAGAGCTTTTGTAATTTTCTCCAGCTCGCTAGATGTTAAATCAATACTGATCATAATAAACTGATAATGTAAATAAGATTGAGAATCAACATTACTATTAGGACTGTCTTTTTGTAGGTAGTCAAGTCATTATCACCTCCTCCTTAATATTAATTTGTCTTTCATTTAGTCCTCTATTTTTTTAAGTATTGAATGGACTATCTCTAGCCTCTCCAAATCAACTTTGTCTAAAGATTTGTATTGATCATCACAAAGGTTTTCTTCCATGAGAATTTTTCCGATTTCTACTTTGATGTTAGCTAGTTTTGAATACATGGTTAATTAATTAATAGTGGTGGTGGGGAAGGCAGGGTGGTTATTACTTATCATGTATTTACACCCTCCTCAATCTTATTTGACCATTCTTCTAATTTTTCTAATAAATCATTTCTTGAATATTTCTTTACAGCACTCTGACCGCTACCGCCATACACTCTTTCATATATTCTCTCTATGAAAATATCAGTTTTATATGTGTAATAACTTCTATTTAATTCTCTAACTGTTTCTCTAACGGCATCGTCATTCTCTTTTTTAAAAGGACTATTCTCTAATTCACAACCTGAGTACGCTTCGATAGAATAGCCAGTATGTTCATAAGAATAAAGACTATCAATTGCATAGCATTCAATAGGCTCTTTGCATTTATGGTATTCACCATCATAGCAATCTCTTGTTCGATGAAATATCCATCCATATTTAAATTTAACGTCTTGTGGATAAACCCATCGCCAAGTAGTATTGTCTTTAATAATTTTGTAAGCTTCTTTGTTAGTTAATTTTTTAGTCATTAGATACCTCCTGTTGATCTAATTTTTTTAATACTCTTTTAGCCGCTATCTTTTCTAATTGTTCTGTTTTTAAATTAAAGTTATGTAATTTACTTTCATTTAATAAGTCACAGAGAATTGTTAGATACAGCCTATGAACTTCTTTTTCAATCATCTATCTATTCTCCAAACAAGTTTCACACATATCTACTGGAATTCTCATGTAATGAATTACAGTACTGATACCATCGAAAGTTTCAGATTCGCCATTAACTTTTCCTCCAAATGTTATACTTTTTTGGCCGTATAAATCTCCTTTACTGATTAAAGATTTACATGAATGGCAAGTTCTTTCAAATCTAGTTTTTTTAAGTTTCATTGTTTTGGTTAATAAATTAAATAGTGGTGGATAAGGTTGATGTAACTTTTGATACCCAGGTTTGAGGGTATAAACATACCAAGACCTATGGTTCAAGCACCTTAGAAGCCTTTCTGAGGGGAGCAAATTTGCCCCTAACCTCTTTAAGTATGTAATCTGATACTGTTTCAAGGTCAGCACCATCTTGGCCGAACTCTTCAAGGTCAGCATCAAAAGTACCTTTCTTAATTTCTTCGATAGCTTGGAGGCAGTCATCTCTCCACTCTTGACCACCTGATCTCATTTGAGATAGGCAAGCGATGTCTTGTAATACTTCTTGTTTCATGGTTGTGCAGTTAGGATTAGGACTTTGGCTTGGATAAGACTTAATTTTTCAGTCTTGTCTGCATTGATATCAATAGGAAGTTTATTCTTTAAACTATTAATGATGTCATCGAGTAGATAGAGTTCTTCTAAATCAAAATCTGTAAACTCTTCTAAGCTAAGACCTTTGTAATTGTCGTTGGTAATGTTCATTAGTCTTTACCCTCACTTAAACTGTTTAATGCTTCTTTATAAGTGTCAAAAGTTTCAATAGGGCAACCATCTTCATCAAATGTCTCCCATTGACCTACACCATTAATGCATTTTTGAATTATGCTTTTGTTCGTCATTAATTTTTCTCCGATTGTTGTATTAAAGTTTTAATTTTTTTAAGGGCATCGTCATAAGACCATCCCTCATATTCATATTCATCCCCATAAAGAGCTTTGAATACTTCATGTATAAAAGATTCCCCCATTAGTTATACTTATCTCCTACTTTCTTTTCTACGAATACAGTTGTCCAAGAGCCAACCATGTCATCAAAGAAACCTAACTTCTGTTGAATTTCCCTAGCTTCAGGCCATGTCTTTGGTTGTTTCTTTGCTAACTCATCCCATAAATTATATTTTTTAATTAATTCTTGCTTTTCTTTGTAAGATTCTTCAAGTTTTTTGTGACCTAATTGGACGTAGATATCAATCCATTCAACATCATTCTTTCTTAGAAAGTCTTTTTGAGTATCTAAAATCCAATGGTGAATAAATAAGTAATGATCGACATCAGCCCAAGCAACTCGCTCATCACCTCCTACTCCCTCTTGGTCTATAGCCGCGTAACAAGTCCTTCCGACCCTTAGCTCACAGTTGTATGAGATCCATCCGTTCCTAGATAGTCTATGAGATAGCTTCGAGACTGTAATAGTCTTTGGTTTCTTTGTAATTGTTTTAGTAGTCATGATAATTATGTTAAAGAAAGGTGGTTAACCTTAAGATTAGTGTAGTAAATACAGCTAGTAATAGCAATGTATCTAGTGTGGTTTTTGTATTATGAAGGATGTAAAATTTGATACCCAGGTGGGTACATCAATCCTCTCTATCAGCGGCTTGTAATTTGTCACTGATAGATCTAAAGATGGCTTGATCCTTCTCATACATCTCTTCTACGTTAAGGCTGTAGTAAAGATCAAATCTATGTTGAGCGAGCCAGTTCATCTCGGCCGCATCTAATGGCTCAAATTTTTTGTCTTGTTTCATTTTTTTCTTACTCCTGTTGTAGGGAATACATTTGCCCATGTCTTACTATGGGCATCTCTTTCTTCAATATCAGCTATCTCCCAAGCCTCTGTCCATTCACTAAAGGTTTTAAAATCATTGACATTGTTATGAAGTTTTTCTCTTGCTTCATCCTCTGAGTTAGCTTCTACTTCCTTTACGAAGATGACTTCTTCTTTACAAGTAATTCTGTAAGTAGTCATAGTTAGCTCCACATATCTTTACTAGTAGCTCTCTTAGGAGCTTCGTTAATGATCTTCCTAGTAACTTGGAATTGATACTGATCCAAATCATCATGCTCCTTGTCTAAGACCCATCCACAGTCATCCACCAGTTCATGATCAGGGAGTTGATCATAGATGGAGGAGATACCATCATCCCCCATGTATCTAAGGATTTCACATCTATGTAAAATCTTTTCTCTGATCTCATTTTTTAAAAGACCAGTTTCAAGCCATATGCTTTCAGTTTTAGAATCCATTTAAATGTCCTCCCCTCCGTTAGTTGCTTCCCATAGTGTGATGTAACTTGCTAACCATCTTCTTTGATGAAAAGTTAATCCCAATTTAGAATTTAAATAATCTGCTGCGGAAAGATATGCACCTCCAAGTAGATCATCATGATAATCTGCTCTACCTCTTGGTAGATTATTTTTTATGCAGAAATCTTTGTAGATTTCTTGTAAAAATTCATGCTGTGTCATTAGTTCTTCACCTCGATCATTGTAAAAGGTACATTCCAACTTCTATTATCTATAGTTATTACTGCTCTAGTTTTATTTACTTTCTTAATTACTCCGCTTTCCTTCTTGTTTTTTTGAACTACATAGACCTCTTGATCTACATATAAAGAGGTTTTAATTTTTGATTCGATGATGTCACCGATTGAAGCCTTGACCCTATGTAATTCTTTTACAGGTAAAGACCATAACTGTTCTGAAATTGTGCTGTAATTTGACATTGGTTTAATTTAAATGTGTACATTAAGGTTGAGTTTAAGGACATCCCCAGTGGTCGCAAGGGATCTAGGCCAGAATTTTACCTTCAAACAGCAAATTCTGGGCTAGACCTATTGATATGACTAGGCTGTCCATTGGTCAGCCATTGCATCGGCTAGACCTTGATAAGTTTTACTTCTGATAGCCCATCTATCCTTTGATGGTGCGAGGTAATGCATTCTATGTACCTCTTTTCTTGGTAGCTTTGATATATCTATCATGTTTGTTGGAGTTAACTTAGGTAATCCTTTAAGCCATAAGCCTGTCTTCTTAGACTCCCCATGCCCAAACCAATAGGGTTGAACATATTGTGTAGCCTTTCCTAACTTAGACCTCTTTGTTAACGCTCCTACAGGATTCTCAATGCATATGCGTGGGCAATCTGCATCCCATATATCCTCTACAAATTTAATAGCGGCCTGTTGCCTACCATCGGCTACCTTTTCAGCCCAGTAACGGCTACCACTTCCGCAGAGGTGGGTACAAGGTGGATGAGCAATAATAAGATCCCATGATTGACTAGCAATTACTTCAAGACAATCACCTTGAATATGTTTATCACTTGGTATGTCTGTTGGGAGTAGGTCACATGACCAAGCCTCCCACCCTCGTTGTTCGAACGATTGTCTAACTGTTCCACTGAACTCGCATGCTACCAACATTTTCATTTTGATACCTCCTCGAATTTTTGATTAATGATTTCATTTAATGCTTTCTTAGCATCTTCTTCTGTAGGAAAGAAAGACATATTATTATGTCTAACTAATTCTTCATTTTCATCCCTAATTGCAAACTTAATGTAGATACCTACATTATCCTCAAGAGTGACTTTAAATAATTGATAATTTTCAATTAAATTTTCAAAAATTTCTGTGTTTAATGGGTGGCTCATAATAGATCTCCTTTAATGATTTGATTAGGGTTTTGTAGCTCTTCTAAATCGGCTTTAGCTAGGTCATCAATAGCGTTGAATGCATTATCCCATTCATCCCTATAAAAACGGCGTAGGCTAGTGTTACGGCGAAGGTTATACCATCTTTTAGAAAAGTCTCTTCTAGCTTGGTCTTTCTGTTCAAAATAACCTTTAGCTTTTTTGAATCGTCCTATAAAATTTGGACTCATTTTGTAGTCATAAAACATTTAGATTCCCTCCTCTGTAAGTATGTCTAATGCTCTTTGAGCTTTGACAATTTGGTCTAATTCCCATTGAGTTTCTTGCCTTAAAACAAAGTCAACTTCAATATTTGAGTTACCTTTTTTAACTTCTGATAAACCTTTTAACGCTCCTTTTAATAAACGTTTTCTATCAGATAACAAACTTTGGATGTAAGTTTCTATTTCTTTATCCATTAGTTAACCTCCTCATATGGTGTTGTAAATTCGTCGTAGTACTCACCTTCTTGCTTCCAAAAATCATCTATAAATGTTTTGTCATCGAAGGTTAAACCTAAATAATTCTCAGACTCGCTTAAACCTTCATTCAAGTCTATGAACCACTCGATAAAAGGTTCAAATAGATCTTCATGTAGGTTATGCATTTGGCCTATGTCTGTGGCTTTCTCATTGCATAATCTACGCAATTCTAAATACTGGTCATGGACATCTAAGTCATCCATGTACCTATTAAGGTCAGCTTCTACCGCGCAATATTTTAAAGTCATAATTAAAAAACCCTTTGATTAAATTTGCGATCAAATTCGCGGTCAAGTTGATCTTGATGGGCATCCTGTACCGCGTTCTCAACGTCTTTGGTTAGTTCACTAAAGAAGTCCTCGCAATCAGTCTCTACACGTTGTCTAATAAGGTCACCTTGCTCGGATGGGTCTAAAGCTTCAAAACCTTTTAAAAGAATTTTTTGAAATATTTTTAAGTCTGTTGACTGTAAGTAAGTAGTAATTTTGTGATGCATGAATAATAATGATTTAAATAAAAGTGATTAGCTTTGTAAAATACCCTAACAGATATAGGTAGTTATTGCAAGGGATTTAATAAGATTTTTGTAGTTTGAATGAACAAATCAGGAAAACATATGTTACATTTATTACTTAGAAATTAACCCTATCCAAACATCATGCAAGGGACTTGGTGACCTCTGTTTAACCTTCTTATATTCAATATGAAAGTTAAAAAAGTCAGCATGGCTTTGAATGGTTTTAATTAAGTTTTCAGAATCTTTTAAACCACTAGTAAACTTAATCCTAATCTTGTTTTTATTCATTGTTTTAATTTTTTGGGTTGTAGTATCCTTCAAAATTTTTAAAGCCATAATCAGCAATTACTGAGTCAATAGCGTTTAATTGTTTTGAGGTTAAAGTTTCAGTTAAGTCAGATAGAAAAATATAAATTTTATCTAAATCATTTGTTTGACACATAGCAATCAATTTTTCATTGACTACATGCTCTAATTTTTTGCGCTCTGATTTTTTCATGATAAATAAGAAATAATTTTAATTCTGTGGCGTGGGATCAAAATAAACTATATTATTTAAATTTTCTTGTATTTCATCAAGATCATTTTCGAATATATCAAAATATTTATCCATAACATGCCTTTTAGCGTCTTTATTTCTCATATCTTTAATTAAGTTTGAGATAACCTCTAATTGATAATAAGGACTAGTTATTTCATCAAGTAAGTATTTAATTTTACTTTCTTGTAGTTTTAAATTTTTGGATGATTGATTTTGCATAAATAAAAGGATAATTTTACATGAGATAGCTTTAAAAGCCTCTCAGAATGCCTTAAATACTAGTAAAGGTATAAAGGCATTAAGCGAGGTTTATTAAAGTTTTAAGAGCATGTATTTATGCAGAATTTTTCTACCGCTTTAATATCTTGATTCTTAGTTCTCTTATGCTTTAAGCCTATGATTCTTGTTTTATCGCTTAAGTCGGATATTCTCCAATCTGTTTTATCGCCATCCAAAACTTCTAATACTCTACCTTTATAAGTAAATTTCTTTGGTAATGACTCATTATGACCTAACTTGAAACTACATGCATAATTTAAGCCTAGTTCAATAGCTACGCTAAATAGATCAGCTTTAGAGCCATGACTCAAAGTTAAGTGATAGTTTAGCTTTTTAGCTAATTTTAAATCATCGGATGTTATAGGTCTTTTTGTATAATCATACATTTTAAGTTTTATTCCTACGGATTGATTTAATAAAACATCAAAACCATGCATTAAAGCTTCAATAATAGAACCGTATCTAATTGGCTCTATATAGACATTAAACGCTCTAAGTAAGTAATCTGTATCAACTTGCTTAAGTGTTATAGGCATCCTTAAAATGTGCCAATCACTTGTGCCATTGAAGCGAAATCCAATATCGTCATAAGATCTATGTTTTGAATAATGGCGTATTACTTCAGCAATGCAGAATCTCATAAATAAAGAATAATCTGATAAAAAAGCATTATGTCTACGTTTACGACATTCCATAATTTTTTGAGAGAATATTGCGCGGCCGCTTTGAATTAAGCAAACATCTCTACATGTATCAGCAAATGGGCATGCCTTTTCATCATTAAACATATATAAAACCGCTGTAGGAGCTTCACTTTCTTTTAAATTTTTAAGTACTTTAGGACTAGTTAAAGTTAAAAAATTTGTAGAATCTAAGTTATATTTTTGACTAAAATTTTTATAGTCAAGTGGTTTTTTAATAGACATAATTTTAAATAATAAAAATTGATTAATAAATAGTAAGAAGTCAAACCCTAAAAAGGATTTGACCAATTATTTACTTGATTATCTGTTACTAAGCCATCTTTATTTAACATATCAACGTAAATTGACCAATCATATCTTAAATCACAGTTAGAGAAAGCTTTTTTGTAGTCTCTCATACTTTTATAACTGTATAAGATGCTTTCTTTATAATCGTTGTAAGCTTGTTTTTTTGTAAGTTTCATTTGAAAAGTCCTAAATAATAAGGGATGAATAAGAGTAATTTAACTCTATATATCTATATTAGCCATCGAGGTTATTAAGTGCGATAAAAGTTATATAAGTTTAAAGAGTAAGAAAATATATAAGTATAAATACTAAAAAACCATTTTTCCACATTCTTGCCAATTAGATATTAATTACATTAATTACTAAATATCTGTTGCGGCTTTCTCCCTTATCCCAAAAAAATTCGTAAAACTGGGGCGTTTTGGGGCGTTTTGTCAACCTAATCTGGAGAATTTGTATAATTTGTACCTAAATATCTTGTGGAGCTAACCAAAAGTTGTAAAAGTTAAAACTGCTGTAACAATTTATACCAGGAGTTTGACAGGATCTGGATACTAAGTTGGCTCATTTGTCAAATTATCTGGGATTTTGCGCCACATTTTGTAACATTTGTGCCTGTTTTCGTCAAAATATACATGAGTTTGTATCATTTGTCACTGCCTGTGCCTATATTTCTTTTTTTTGTTTCAGCCTGTATCATTTGATACCCGCGGCCTGATAGCTCTAATTTTTTTTTCCCAAAAATGAGGTTTTTAAAGGCGCAGTAGGGGGAATCGCTCCTCAAATGTATAGAACTTAAAATTAATTGATAAAGAGTACCAATTTTTACACGATGCCTATATCTCCACGGGATTATGAACTTTATTCACGTATGACAGGGAGGCCAATGCCTCGTGATTCTGAAGAAAAGATGAGAATGGCTCCAGAAGTCTATGATTTTTCAAGAAATTTTGGACGGGAACCCAATGTTTTACAAAAAGCAGGTAATTTAGTGGGTAATATTGGTCAAGGTTTGATGCGTAGTGTACAGGGTGGGGCAAGATTAGGTTATCAGGAGCTTCAAGATGAAAGAAATCGTGAATTTGAGTTAGAAAAAGAGAAGATTAGAGCTGGTGCAAGGGAATCAAAGGCTGAAGACATGTTACGGAACTTCGCGGAGAAGGAGAGAATCAAGAAAGAGAACAGAATGGAGATGAACGATCAGGTTGTTGAAGGAAAAGTAAGAATTAAGAGGGAAGAACAGGAAGCAAAGATGAAACGTGACCAAAAACTTGCGGATTTAAAACAGGCTGCAAGGGAAAGTAGTGGAATGGGTCCAATGGTGGATATTACGGATGCAGTAAACATTGAATCTAATGATTTTGAATCTCCAGGAGAAGTTTTAGACCAAGAAATCGTAAATAATCAAACAGGAACCAATATTCTTGGCAGAGTTACAGAACAAGGGGCAGAACTTACACAAAACCCAACAGTTGCAGATAGTTTGACTGATAGACAGACACCTAAAGCTGTAAATTTACCTGACGTAGATCTAAGCAGAGATGATCAGCCATTTACAACAGATGTAAGTAACGATCCTACAGGAGCTAAAGGTTTTCTTAAGAATTCGATACCAAATGATTCAGATTTACTAGATAATCCTGATGTTGCACCTGGCGAAGATGATAGTAATGTCCCAAATTTTGCGCCAACCCAAGATGCAGTCAATAAGGGAGCAGTTGATAAACTTGTTAATATGGGAAGTCAGTTCATGGGGAATGAAGGAACCAGTAGTCCCAATGAGTTAGCAGGAAAAGATCAATCAGCTTTTGAAGCGATAATGGCCGGCCCTAATTATTCTAAAGAAGAACGTGATGCTGCAAGAAACAGAATCATTCAGAAGACTAGAGAAAAGAGGTTGCAAAGTCCTGAAGTCCAACAAGAATATTCAAAACTTAGAGGAAACAAAGGTTTACTTGGATTAGATAATCAAACTATCGAAGGTATTGCCTTAGCAAATATTGCACAAAAATATAAAGATCAAAAAGATCAAGAAGGTGTTTCTGGTGCATTAGGAGATATAGATGTTGTTACTACAACTAAAAAAGCAGATGATTTTATTTCATCCTTTGCACCACAAAGTATTCTTCGAACTGGAGAGATGGGAGGAAAAGCAAAAGGTATTGAAATTAATCCATCGCCAAATGGAGATCCGACTATAGGTTTTGCAGTAGACAGTAAGGAAGGAACAGCTAAATATACTTATCCAGCTCCTACAAATATTTTAGAAAGTATTGCAGATACTGAAGGGGAAGATTCTCTTGGACGCAAAAAATTCAATTATCTTTTCCGTATGGCGGGAAGAGGAGAGGAAGGTATAGGGGAAGGAACAAAAGAAGTTTTTCCAAGGATTATCTAGGAAACCTTTGCTAAATTAGAAGTATTAAAGAACAAATTATGATTTTTTTAGAACCGATCATCGCTGCAGCTCTTGGAGCAGGACTTACTGCGATAGCCGTCTTTTTAAAGACTAATGGTGTTGCTTTAGCTGTTTTAAAAAAAGGCGAATTAATTAAAAAAGCTTACGATATCATTGATCCCATACTTGATAAAAATATAGGCAAATGGAGTGGATCACAAGTTGATAAAGCTTTCGAGTTGGTAGTTGAAACCGTGGGCGACGGTCAACTGTCTCGTAATGAGATTTTGACAATAGCTAAGTATATGGCAAACAAATGGTTACCTGCCTCGGCCGCCGAAAAAGTTCGCGCCCTCGAAAAATCAGGGGCTTCGGAAGAGGATGAGGCGAAAGTGGTACATATTACCAGCCAAGTAAATAAGGGTTAAAAATGGTTAAAATTGTAAATCTCAACAAAAGAACAAACTCTAGGGACGAAGCTTTTAATAAAGACCCTAATAGGGAAAGAGTCTTTGGAGGTTTTACAGGACCTAACCCAACGCAACCTAATCGCTTTGATCCCAATGAGAATCAGCTATTCAAAGCATTTAAAAGTAATCCTGAACAAGAAGGATTCTATAAGATGTTTGGGAATGAAGATGCAGCAGAACGTCAGCAAATAATTGATGATTTATCAAGATCTACAGAAAATACTTTGCCCGAAGGAAACAATCAATTTGCACAGGATTTCTTAGCAAAATATAGTCTTGATTTTAAATATGAAGGGGCACCGGCCACAGCAGAAGAAAAAGGTTTAATTGAACCGGATCGTATAGTCAGACCACAGAACTTAACTCAATTAGGCTCTACACCTGCAGCAAGTGCTAATGCTACAATTGATGCTAATACAGCAGGTAAATTCCCTAGCAACGAGGTAAGTGTCTAATGTCAGCAGCTCAAGGTATGCGTTATGGAGGTCAAGTTTTAGGACCGGCTCTAGATAATCTTTTAAAAGCCGCCGGTGTAATAGGAACAAAGGCAACTCAAACTGGAATGAAAGCCGTAAGAACGGGTGTTTTTGGAAAAGATAAAGTAACTCAAGTACCTGCTATTCTGCGTGAGAAAGTAAAAGGAGCACCTGGGCCTATTCCTCAAGCTGTAGGCTCACTTGCAACATTAGCCACAGGATATAAATTAGTCGAAGCTCCTATACAAGGTGGAATGAATATGATAGGGCAGGCAATGGGAACAAATAAACAGCAGTCCAATTATTCTCAACCAATGAGTTCTGGTCTAGATAGGTTTATAGCACAAGCAGAATTACAAAATTTAAAATTTCAAAATGAATTAGCTTTAATGTATGCAAAACAAGAAGCTAGTCAGCCAGGTAGACAATATCTAAATATGGCAGAAGCAGAGAAGACTTTGAGTGAAGCTGGAGAGATTACTAACGCAGAAGTGTTACAAGTAGCACGTAGTATTTATGGTACAGGTTTACGTGCATAGTAATTCTATAATTTTAGAAAAGAAGTAAGATCTGATGGTATTAGGAACTTTTAAAAGATTTGCTGGTAGTTTATTTAATAGAGGTGGTAATTCATCTCAAAATCGATTTAATGATTCTGCCTTAACATCTTTTGCGGCTACTAAAAATTTTTTAGATAAGAATCCCTCAGGGTTTGGTTTAAGTTCTAGTGGTCTTTTACGTAATTCTCCAAGTTTTGGACCTGAGATTTATAGTCCAGGATTTGGTAAAGAAAGTGGTATATCTTTATCAGATACTTTTAAATTGCAGGGTTTATCAAATGATAAAGATAATAGAAGTTCTCGTGAGAAGTTTTCAGCTGGATTTGATGAAGGAATGTCTTACGCAGATTCCTTTAAAAAAGATAATGGTGATACTCGTATGGCTGGACAACTATTCGCACCTAGAGGAGGTGGTGCAGGACAGCTTATTCCTGGATTTGCTATCCGTGATGAAAAATCACTTTATCCTACAGGTATTATTGCAGGAACAAAGGGTAGTGGAGGGTTTAATTTAGGTCGTGCAATAGTAGGAGGGGTTAAAGGATTTATTGGAGGAGGAGGACCTATAGGTGCTGCTGGAGGTTTTGTAGGTGGAGGTTTTGGTTGATTATTAGAATTTTCAAAGAATACGTAATTTAAAATATTAACAACAAGTAATTAAGAACGAGATGGCACCAGTAGCACTAGCACCATTAGTTATGGCAGGGATGAAATATTTACCTGTAATTGGAGCCGTCGCTGGGGCTGCACCAGGTTTACGAAGAGGTAATTTAGGAGAGGCTGCATTAGGAGCTGGTTTAGGAGCTGCCACAGGTGGTTTGGGAACTGCCGGATTAGTAGGACGAGGTGCTTCAGCTGCAGGAAGATTAGCCGGAGGACAAGGTATAACACAATTGGCTAAAACAGGTTTAGTAGGAGGATCACTAAGAAATAGAGCAGTAGCTAATGTACTTGGTCAAAATATAGGTGCAGGAGCTGGAATATTAGGAACAGCTGCATTAGCAGGTCAGGCAGGTAACTTTGGTGCAGGATCGGGAGGTAGAGCAGGAAGAGGAACAGCCGGTCTAGTAGGATATGGATCAGTATCCGGTGAACCTATGATGGGTGCTCCAATACCTCCAGTTTCAGGTTATGGTGTGGTACCTCCAATGGGTGATGCACTTGATGTTTTAAGTCCAACAGGTTTAGATGCCGGTAGAAGATTAAGAACTATAAAAGATGCTGAGGCGTTAAGAGATGCTCAAAATATTATTCTTCCAACAGTAAGAAAGTATGCAGAGCAAGCTAAGAGAGATGAGTTTGCAAGAAGCATTGCAGCAAGGGGTATTGCACAGAACATTGCTACAAATGCAGCCCTTACTCAGAATATGCAACAGGCTGCTCTTGGAATGGGAGCTACAGCTGCACAACAAGCAGGTGCAGCACTAACTGCTAGATTTAATTACTAATTATGTCTGAAGAAAAATCAGAGAAAAAAGAAAGAAAAAGTGTTATAGAACGTTTTAATGACTTTCGGAAAAACGTTCTTGGATTAAGTGATGATCTAGCTCCTACTCTTGTAGATAAAGTTGAGAGTACTAGCCCTTATGGAAAGATACAGGATCTTTCACAAATATCCGAAGCTTTTGGTGGAATAAATAAATTACCACGAGGTTTTGAAGCTATAGATATGAGTGGGCGTGACTCAGGTTTTGTTGAGGGTGCATTAGGATTACCTAAAACTGTAAAGGGTTTAGATATCAAACAAGGAAGAATATTTGGAGATACAGCAGGTGTACTTAAGATAAATCCAGACTTGGAATTTAAAGGATTAGGATCAAATGAGGAGATAAGACAAATCCCTTACAGTGGATTAGGTGGTAAAGAACCTCAGTTTGAGATAGTAAAGAAAGGTGCTCCTTATTCTGGAGTACCAAGGATTTTTGCCGGAACAGTTGACCTTATTACCGGTGACAGAACAGATTTAGATAGAAGAGGTAAGAAAGGTGATAAACCAAGAATAGTTGATATAACTGATCCTAAAAATTATTTAGTAAATCCTGTACAAGCAAAAAGAATTGAAAAACAATTAGAAAAAGAAGGAATTGAACCTACTACTAAATCTGATCCATTAGGAGATATAGACACAAATGTAAAAAAACAATTAGAAGCATTTAAGCTTCTTGATGAGTATGAGTCTGGGAAAAGAAATAGAGAAGCTTTAAGATCAACAGCATTGCAGTTTGGCACAGAGCCTCTTAGACAATATTTTCTTAATAGAGCAGGCCAAACAGCTCAAGATAGGTTAATTAGAGGTTTATTCCAAATGGAAGCAACACCATCTAATATTCAAAGAATAATGAAATCAAAGCAAGAGCAAATGAATCTTGCTGCTGATTCTGAATACCGAAGAGCATTAGGAACAGCAGCACAGCAAACCGCTGCTAACCAATTTGGTGCTGCAGGTATTCAACGTTCTTTTGGTAATGTTGCTTAGTTTAGTGCAGTTAAAATTTAAATACACAGTTTGTTAAAAAATGGGTAGTAAGTCTCCACCACCCCCACAGATAATATATCCACCAGCTCCACCACCTCCAGCTCCTACTACACAGGTGCCAACACAGTCGTTGTCGAGTCAGAATGCGCTTAATGAAGTGAGTGCTAAACAACAGCGTCTAAATATGGAATTAGGTGCTGAGTTGGATAGGACTAATAAAGAATTCTTTACTAGTCAGAATATCAGACAGACTGAATCTACTGGTGCTCAAAATAGATTACAGCTAAAAGTTGCTGGAGAAGAAGATCGTGCTACTGCAAGAGTAACAGGTCAGGAACGTCGTGCAGAGGTTGCTGAAACTGGTCTTCAGTATAGAAGAGGTCTTGAGACAGCCGGTGCTCAGGATAGGCTTACTACAGCTGAAACTGGAAGGCAACAACGTCTTGGCATAGAGACAACCGGACGTGAAGAGCGACTTTCTACTGCTGAACGTGGTAGACAACAGCGTCTTGGAATTGAGACTACTGGTACTCAACAACGATTGACTGATATAGGAAGAGGAGTGCAAGAACGTTTATCAACTGCAGAGAGAGGAAGACAGCAAAGATTAGGCATAGAGACTACAGGAGTACAGGAACGTTTAAGCACAGCCGAGAGAGGTAGGCAACAAAGATTAGGTATTGAGACTACAGGGACTCAAGAACGTCTATCTGAAAGAGAAAGGGGAACACAACAACGTTTAGGAATCGCTGCGACAGGTCTAGAACAAAGAAGAGGTATAGAGACTACAGGTCAGCAGACTAGACTAACTAGGGCAGAAGAAGGAAGACAACAAAGATTAGGAATAGAAACCACTGGAGCACAGCAACGTTTAGGAATTGCAGCAACAGGTTTAGAACAAAGGAGAGGAATTGCAGCAACTGGGGTAGAGCAGAGAAGAGGTATAGAGACTACAGGTACTCAACAACGATTAACTGATATAGGAAGAGGAATCCAACAACGTTTAGGAATTGCAGCTACAGGCCAAGAGACTAGATTAACAGAGGCAGAAAGAGGTAGACAGCAACGTCTAGGTATCGCTGCAACTGGGGTAGAACAACGTCTTGGAATTGCTGCTACAGGTGCTCAACAAAGATTAGGTATTGCCGCAACTGGCCAGGAAACTCGGTTAACTGAAGCAGAAAGAGGAAGACAACAACGTCTAGGTATCGCTGCAACTGGTGCAGAAACTAGACTATCAGAAGCAGAGAGAGGTAGACAACAAAGATTAGGAATTGCAGCAACTGGTACAGAAACCAGACTATCAGAAGCAGAAAGAGGAAGACAGCAACGTTTAGGAATTGCTGCTACAGGAGTAGAACAGAGATTAGGAATTGGTGCTACTGGTGCTCAACAAAGATTGACCCAAGCTCAATTACTTGGAGGACAGGAAAGGCAGATTGGATTAAGAGGTTTAGAGGATAGATTAACTACAGCAGAAACAGGAAGACAACAAAGATTAGGTATCGAAACAACTGGTAGAGAACAGAGACAAACAACTAGAGTTACAGGAGAAGAGCAGAGAGCTGGTATTAGGGAACAGGCTAGGGAAACTAGAGCAATAGACTTGCAAAGAGAGATGTTCCGACGCTATAAAGAGAATAGAGATTTCGAACAAGCACAACGTGCATATCGTGTATGAAGAATTGGATTCAAACTTTAACTTCCAAAGATCGCGAATCCTTTCTTCAATTTTGTAAAAAAACAGGCTCTCCAATACAAATATATTTATTTTCCCGTTTTCTTGGCTTTCAAGGGACGATAGTTGAATGTAATGAATGGTCAGAAAAAGAATTTAAAAAAAGAAATTTTCATTTAGTTTTAGAAACAGAAATAGATAATATGCAGACTGATATAGCAAATTTACGTGAAGCTATTCAAATGGGAATGGTTAAACAAGATATGGGTGCTGCAAGAATCGCAATGTTACAAAAAGAATTACGAGGTGCAATAAAACAATTAGATGATAAAAAAGTTTTAACTGATAAACAAGGATTGATACTTGCAGGCGCTGACAGGGCTTTAAGAGAGATGTTAAGTATCTTTAGAGATGATCCAATAGAAGGACCGCTACAAGAGGCATCTATGGGCGTATGGACAAAAATTTTGCAAGAAGAATCTTAGAGATAAATACGCTATGCTACGTTCATGGCAGGTACAAGTATTTATAGTGTTTACAGACGCACAGCTCGTGCCGCTGCTAAACAACAAGTTGTAAAGAAAACTTCGAATATTGATATAGAAAAAGCGCGAAAAAATTTTGCGTATTTTTGCGATGTTGTAGGGGGAAAACCTCCTGCTAAACATCATATGGAATGGCACAAATATTTATGTACAGGAGATGATAGTGTTTGCTTGCGTGGGATAGCCGGACCTAATATTGATATTCTTGCTCCTAGAGGATCTGCTAAGTCAACTGTTTTAGGTTTATATACAGCTTGGGCTATAGGTGTACACGCTCTTCACAAATTACCTTTAAAAATTTTATATATTTCATATACTGTCGATGTTGCTAGACCGAAGAGTGCGGCAATAAAAAGAATTATAGAAGAAAGTAAGAATTACAAAGAAATTTTTCCTACAGTAAAAATAGCTAAAGGAATTAATTCTAACGAATATTGGAGTATTGATTGGAAATTTGCAGGAATAAAATCTACAGGAGAGGAGGAGTTTAGTGTTTGTTGTGCTGGTTTAAAAGGTGCTGTTACATCTAAAAGATCACATCTATGTATTATTGATGACGCTATAAAAAGTTCAGATGATATTAAAAATAAAGATATTCGCCAAGCTATGGAAGATAACTGGAATGCCGTTATTGTTCCTACTATGTTTGAAGGTGCTAGAGCTATTTGTTTAGGTACAAGATTTCGCCATGATGATATACACGCTAGAGCTTTTCTACCTGCTAATGGATGGACACAGATAATACAATCAGCAATTACTGTTGATGAACAAGGAGAGGAAATATCTTACTGGCCTGATATGTGGTCACTTAAGTATTTAGAAGAGAGAAGAAGAGTTGCTCCAGTTGCATTTAGTTTTCAATATCAAAATCAAATTGTACAAACAAGTGAACTATCTTTATCTCCAGATCTAATTGTTAAAGGTACTATTTCTACAGAGTTTGATGCATTAGGTGTAGGAGTTGATCTATCCGCCGGAGTTAGAGAACAAAATGATTATACAGTTTTTGTTATGGGTGGACGAGTTAAAGATAAAATTCATATTATCGATTGTAAAAGAGTAAGAGTTATGGGTAATTTAGAAAAATTAGAATTATTAATGGAAATGATGGAAGAATGGGGAGTTGTTTATAAAGACGGTAAAAGTTATTTTCCTACAGGAGCTGCAACTCACATTTGGTCTGAGGCAGTTGCATATCAAGCTTCTTTAGAGGCTGATTTTAAAAGAATATGTTTAGGAGATCATGGATTACATAATTTAATTTGGCATCCAGTAAAAGGATTTAGAGGAGATAAAGTTGCACGATTTAGAGGAATTATGGGATTATTTGAGCAAAGAAAAATTATTTTTAACAAGTTTAGAAAGTTTGGACCTCTTACTGATGAGATAGTAAATTTTGGTGTTAGCTCACATGATGATTGCGTAGATGCATTAGTTTGGCTATGTAATGGGTTAATGACTCGCGGAAAACTTGAGTTAGAGTATTGACGACTTAAACTATTACTAACAAGATTAATGTCACCTACTTACTACAATCTAGAATTAGAGCAAGACCAATATGGTTCTGCTGTTATTCCCCTCCCTGATGAACTATGTCATGACATGGCACTACAACCAAACGAAAGGTTTGAGGTAGAATGTGAGGGAGATGAAATCAAATTAAAAAGATTACATGCAGGATATGACATTGATCAATAGTCTAAATTTCTAATCTAATGAGTGAAAGTAATAGCAAAACTGCACTAGATGACATGCTCAAATCGGTCATTAACAGAGATGGCCGAGGATCAGCAGATACAATGTTGTTAAGCTCTCATTTATCCCAAATGAAAATGTTTGGGATTAGACAGGGAGTTGAATTCTATCCTCAACAAGATAATTTAGGAACTCAAAGATTTGATTTTATTCAACAAGTAATAAAATTTAATCAGCTTGATGCAAGACTTGATGCAATTTGGGATAGATTCTTAGCATATGGGAAAGGATTATTTTATATAAGACCTACAGAAAAATCTTATAGAATTTATTGGTTTAATAAAGACGCATATAGAACATATTACACACCCGAAGGAGATCTACAAGAAGTTATTATTATTTATCCTTATAAAGTTAAATCTTCTAAGGGTTTTGCAGGAGTTGGTTTAAATACAGATAAAAGATATATGAGATTAAAAATTACCGCTAAAGAAATTGAAGAGATACATACAGAACAAGAAATAACTTTTGAACAAGATAATACGAATTTTGCCGCTTTTGATAAAAAAATAGTAGAAAATTCTATGGAGTTTATTCCATGTGTTGAGGTATTTAATAATCCTGATGCATTTGGAACTGATGGTTCAGGTGAATTTGATTTCTTAGCTAATCAAATATTAGCTCACGATGAAATGGTAAAAAATATTAGGGCTAATTTATCATTCTTCGGAAATCCAACTTTATTATCATCTAGACCTAAACAAGATATTGTTGAAAGTGACAGTGAAACGGCTCAACGTCCTAGCATCTCTAGTCAGTCTGGTTTTCAATCTGATGTCAATTTATTTAGTTCTACATACAAACAAGATCCTATAACAAGACAACAGCCTGGATATACAGGTAAGCCAGGAAGTGGAATGCGAGTTCCTAGAGTTATTGCTAATTTAGAACCTTCAGATCGTGTGGGATTTATTACACCTAATGCTGTAAGTTCTGATCAGGCTAGATTCTCTGAACAGTTAAGAAGTGAAATTAGATTAGCTTTAGGTGGTATAGATGATTTAAGTATTACTAATGTAACGGCTACAGAAATTAAATCTGCTTATGGTCGGGTAAGTGCAACAGCTAAAAAGAAATGTTTACAAATTTATCAATATGGAATATGTAAATGTTTCGAATTAATTATTTTCCAAGAAGAACAAATTTTTAGAAAATCATTGGCTTTTGCTTCAGGAATAAAATATCCTGTTTTACCAGAAAATATTGAAGATCCAAAAGCACTTGAAAAATACGATAAACAGAAAGCAAAGTATGAGCAAAAATTACAAGCAGCTGTTGACGAAGCAGTAGAGAAAAAAGAAATACCTGACGGGGTTTTAGGCTTGATACCTGATGGGGATAGAACTGTTTTATGGAGATGGATGGGACCTGTTTATGAGGACACTGCTCAAGACAAACTCAATCAATCTATCTTTACTCGAAATCTTCAAGAATTAGGCGTTGATAGCATAGAAGCACTGAAGTATTTATTCCCATCTAAAACGGACGATGAGATTGCCGCAATGCT